ATTGTCCGGTGTTGATCTTGCGACTCAAGTCACAGGCACACTTCCCGTTGCTAATGGCGGCACAGGACTAACCTCAGTCACCGCTAACCGAGTCCCATACGGCAACGGCACAAGCGCCTTACAGACATCTGCAAACCTTACTTTTAATGGCACAACGCTAACGAATACAGGTAACGCTGTCATCTCTGACAACTCCACATCTGCGGGTCTACGCATCACGCAAGTCGGCACAGGCAATGCGCTGTTAGTTGAGGATAGTGCTAATCCTGATAGTACGCCGTTTGTGATTGATGCTGATGGGAACGTCACAATAGGCAGCACAACCCGAGATACAACCGGATTAATTAGTTCAAAAGTTCAATTGCAAGGTACCACTGGAACAATAGCATCGTTTGGACAATATTCATGGAACGTAGGTGCAACATCTTCGCCGTATTTTTCATTAAACAAGTCTCGTGGGGCTTCTGTAGGTACTCGGGGCGTTGTGTCTTCAGAGGATCTGATTGGTGCGCTTTATTGGTCTGGTGATGATGGTACTAACTTTATTCGCGCCGCTCAAATTGAATCAAGAGTAGACGGCACACCCGGAACGAACGACATGCCCGGACGTTTAGTGTTCTCTACTACTGCGGACGGTGCTAGTAGTCCGACTGAGCGGATGAGGATTGATAGTGCAGGACGAGTGGGGATTGGCAGTACTTCTTTGGCGGGTTATCGTATTCGTGTCGGTGGCGTATTTGAAACAACTGGTACATCGGGCTTGGCTATTGCGGCTGACACAACAATACCTAGTAACGTAACCGGCAACGCATACGGTTTTTTTTCCGCAATCAATACTTCTGCGAGTGCTTTTACACTAGGATTTTTGCATCATTATCGTGCTGCTGGACAAACGTCGGGAGCAGGGTCAACAGTAACAAACCAGTATGGATTTCATGCTGACAGCGGATTAACAGGCGCAACCAACAACTACGGCTTTTACAGCAACATAGCATCCGGCACAGGACGTTGGAACTTATATGCTGCGGGTAGTGCTGCGAATTATTTTGCGGGTAATGTAGGCATTGGAGCTGCTCCATCAGAAATTTTAGATATTTCTTCAAGCGGAAGGTCGTTCATTCAAAACACTCGTGCAAGCAATAATTCGGCACAGCCTGTATTTTCATTAAGGAAAGCAAGAGGAAGCCTTGGGGCTTTATCAGTGGTTCAAAACGGCGATATTACAGGGGAAATGCAGTTTTACGGATATGATGGAACAAACTATATACAAGCCGCTTCAATTATTTCCGTAGTAGACGGCACGCCCGGCACAAACGACATGCCCGGTTTTTTGGCGTTTTACACGACTGCTGATGGTGCTAGCAGTTCAACCGAACGTATGCGTATCGACAGCGCAGGTAGCGTAGGTATCGGCGGCACATCATTCGGCTCAGGCGCAAAAGTCATGTTTATCGCTAACGCTACGACTGTCCCAACTACAAACCCAACGGGCGGCGGTATTATGTATGTTGAAGGTGGCGCACTTAAATACCGTGGTTCATCAGGAACTGTAACAACTATTGCAAACGCTTAAAGGAAACTAAAATGAAAGTATGGTCTATTACTCAATTGCAGACATACCCAGAGGTCGAGGGTGAGGTTAACTTTGTATGCTCCGCTGCTTGGAATGTATCGGAGACAGTCGATGCCTATACAGGCTCTCTAAGCGGCTCTACAGCATTTAAACTTGATCCTGCTGCACCATTCACGCCATACGATCAACTGACCGAAACACAGGTCTTAGATTGGGTCTTTGCATCAATCGGTGAAGAAGGTAAAGCAAGTGCAGAAGCAGACGTAGACGCACAGATTGCCTACGCACAAGAACAAGTACAAACTCCTGCAATGCCTTGGAGCGCATAAATGAAAGAAGTAACATTGACCCTGACAGTCGAAGAAGTTAACGCTATCGTGCAAGTACTTGGAGACTTGCCGACAAGCAGCGTACCCATTAGTCGTTAAAATTACTGAGCAACTTAAGGCAGAATAAACATGGATTGGCAAATCATCATCAACATTGGCGCAGGTGGATTATTAACCGTTGGCGGATGGTTTGCCAGACAATTGTGGGATTCAGTCAAAGAATTAAAGACTGACCTTGCGGGCATACGTCTTCATATGTCTGAACACTATGTAAAGAAGTCTGAAGTGGATAGCTTTAGATCAGACATGGACAGAAGGTTTGACCGCATAGAGTCATTGTTTGACAAGATGTTCGAGCGTCTTGACCAAAAGGTAGACAAATGAAACTTGTAGACAACGCAAAAGATTGGTCTAAGTGGTGGTCTGTTAGGCTATCTATCCTCGGTGGTCTGTTATTAACCTTTTTAGAGGTTTATCCAAATGCTATTGGAACTGTTATCCAACTTCTTCCGCCAGAAGTCAAAGGACGAGTTGACCCCGAAGTATTCAGAATCATTGGACTTGTCTGCGTCCTCGCCAGTCCAATCGCTCGAATCATTAAGCAAACCAAACTGGATAACCAACCTAACAAACCAGATTAGGATTGACGAAGGAGAGGTTTTAAGCGCATACCAAGACCATCTTGGATACTGGACTATCGGCGTAGGTCGGCTAATTGATAAGCGCAAAGGCGGCGGCATAAGCAAGGAAGAATCTACCTATCTTTTAACTAACGACATCAATAGCAGATTAAAAGCTGTAAGCGATGCGCTACCGTGGTTTAAAGACCTTGATGACGCTCGTAAAGGCGTACTAATCAATATGTCCTTTCAGCTTGGTGTAGCGGGTATGCTGACCTTTAAAACAATGCTGAACTACATTGAAAAAGGTGAGTACAGTCAAGCAGCGGATAGTATGTATCAGTCGCTATGGGCGCAACAAACGCCTGCACGATGCAAACGTATGGCAGAACAAATGAGGACTGGTCAATGGCAATATGGTTAAAGTTTAAGCTGTACATTATTTCCATCGGCGCAGCTTTGGCAGGGATTTTTGGTATTTATTTGTATGGACGCAAAGCCGGAACATATAAAGAGATGGAACGCCAAGCCGAGGCAGACCGCAAACAAGCAAGGACAATTGAAGATGCTGCGGACAATGCTCGTAATGTTGAGTCTGACCCTATTGAGCGGTTGCGTAAGCACAAGAAACTCAGAGACTTATAGGGCAGTATGTAGGGAATTAGAGCGAGACTTGCCGACTTATTCGGCTAAAGATACGCCAGAAACCCTGCGTACTGGTGCAAGGTTTCTTGACGTTTTTTATGCTGTTTGCAAGGTTTCAGACAGCGGCTTCCATCCAAACTTGCGCCATGTCTTTGTAATGTCTGTGGACGCTGATGGCACATATACAAACTTTGGGTCATCCACTAAGGGACAGGGTAGCTTAGGCATTTCGTCTGTCAGTTCGTAAGGCATCATTTCCCCTTCATCAAAAAGTATCGAGCAAAACGGGTTTCGCCATTGTCAATCATACGGGTGACGATGTTATAGCCCTGCTCCTTTAGCTTATAAACAATGTCTGCAAGCCTTGTGGCTTTGTAAAGCGTAATGGCTTCCCAAGACGTAATAGGCTTCTTTTTAAGGTGCATAAGTACCATGTCTTTTTTTGTCATGTCAGTATCCAATGTAAAAGTGGCAAGAATCCAAAGATTGCAAACAAGATAATCGCACCAAGCACATATCCCTCTACGGGCATTTTTTCGTAGTTCATTCTGGAAACTCCATACCTGTGTAGTCAAGTTTAATATGCTGAACATCTTGTAAATTTTTTGCGGCTTCTAAGTCAGTAAAAAATTTTGTGCTTATGCCCCATTCTTGTGATAATGAACATTTATAGACCCACAACCATCGCATAATTGGTTGTTTAGGTTTAAGGCGGTATTCTTCTTCAGGATTCCATTGCGGAACAGTCTCCCAATGCCATAAACCCTCGACCAAACCTTTGCGTTCAATTTGTGCTCCATCAGCCCAAGCCTTGATTAGCTTTGCGTGTTTATGTTTCATAGCTAACCTTCAAAAGGGATTTTGTTGTTATTCATCTTAATCATCCGTGTCAATGGTTTCGGTTACAACATCGTTAATATCAATCCACAGCTTTTGTGTACGTCCAATTTCGCTTTGATCTGCATAAATAAATATAAATGGCTCACGCATCTCATCTAATTCTAAACGCCTAGCGTATGGCTCGACTAGCTTACTAATCTCTGCATAACTAAGTTCATCACACAGCATCCGTAAAAGGTTACGTTTGCCTTCATTTGTTAATTCGGTTACGTCATATTTCATCATGTTCATCCTTATATGGCTTAATTGCCATGTATAAATATTAAGCTAACTAAATAGCATAGACAAGCCTTATTTATAGGGACAAACCCTAAGTGTTGTATTTTTGTGGGGTGTAGCCTACTAACCGAACTAGGAGGGGGACAGGCTTTCGGCTACAGTTAAAGATTATTCTTTATTTTGTAGTATTGCAAGAGCAATTGAAAGCAGCTAAAGGCATCGTCTAAGTCATCAGGCGTATGCTCAATCAGGTTAACGTCTCCCTGTTCATTGAAGTAAACGTTAGCGCATCGAGCATCTGGCATACCTAAGCCTACCCTATAGGCGGCAAGCTGCATGATCTGTTCAAAGTACGGCTTAACCTTACTTACGTCACCGACCTTAGATTTAAAGTCAATAACCACGTTAGAGCCGTTTAAATCAATCTTGCCACCAAACCCTTGAGGATGTGCAAAAGACGCCTCTGCTGCCCATTGCTGCGCTCCAAAGTGTGCTGTGATTGTCCTGTCAACTTCAATAACGTAAAGCGGCAGAATACCGATTTCTTTTCGTCTATAGAAGTTTTCCAGAACACCATGCATCCGTGTCCCACGCTCGGCAGCTTCTTTGCCTGTACTACGGCTATCAGCCATCACACGCTCAAGCCAATCGCTTTCAGCCTCGTTGTCGTACCTTGGTAAGGTTAAAGCAGCTAACAACAATTGCTCAGACTTCCAACGGTCAAGACCGGGTTTGGCTAACAAATTAAGAATTGTAGTGACCGAAGCCACCAATCCTAACTCACGGGCATCCTTTACGTTAGTGTTTCGCTTGTTACCGTTCTTACCGATGATCTGATATGCAGGTTCGCCAAGTTTGGTATACCAATGCCCAGCCTCAGATTCGTGGTCTTTGATTATCATTTTTGCCTCGCCATCATCATTGCATCTGCCAAGTTATACGAAGCTCTTGCTAGTTCATCAAATGAAATATATTCATCGTCATACAACTTAGCAACAATAGCCGCAGCAAAATAATCACGCAACATCATACCGTGAGCCATGTTTTCAGCTAAGTATGTCGGGAAAGCGGGTTGGGTAATCTTCATGTTTTATCTTTTGAGAGTTCTTTTAATAATTCTATAGCTTCAGCAAGCCACCGAGCAGCGATAGAATCAACCGTATCGCCCTCTTGTATTTGCTGAAGCCGCCAAGCAGCTAAGATTGCCTGTTCGTACTTTGTCATCAGAAAGGTATCGAATCGTCCATATCAGCTACAGAGCCACCAGTAGCAGCCGCATACTCTTGCGAGGTAGTCGGTTGAGCCAACGCACGATACTCAGGTGACTTACGGATGGTGTCTTTGATTGAGTCGGACAATGAATCAAATACTTGCTCATCGAACTTGTCTAAGCTAAACAACAAGGTCTGATTAATGCCTTCTGGCAGCCCTGCTTTTTTGTAAATTGCGGGAACACCTGACACACCTTTAAGGTCAGCATAGGTCATGTCACCCTTCACACGGTGGCTAATGTTGACCATGCAAAACTGACCAAGCACCGCAGACACATTAAATCCACGCAACTCATCTTCACTAAATGCCTTGCCACGCCAAGCCTCTAAATCACGGCGTAAGTTAGCCTTTTCACCTAAAGACATTGTGTATTCTTTGGACTGAATGAGAGGCTTACCATCGGTAGTCAATAAAGGCTTGCCTGATGCGTCCTCACCATGCAATTCCCAAAAGAACTTGGCTTTGCGTAGCATATTGACCTTACCTTCATACTCCCGCATTTGCGTACCGAGGTCAATAATTCGGTATAGCCTTGCGAGATGCGTTCCTGCGGGTGCGATTTGGAATTGCTTACGTTCTGAGTTCGAGCCAGTTACGATCATTTTGTTTCTCCAAAGATTTCTTCAAAGTTATAGATAGTGGGCAATAGTTTTGCGGGTGAGTGCTTAGGTAAGCCGCAAGCATGACGAATAATAGCCATGTAATTTTGCGTGATAAAGCCTTGCTCTACTTTGTCTAAAGCCTCGGCAAGGCGCTGTTCGTATTCCTCTTGAAACTGCTTCATTTCATCCATTGTCTTTCCTCTGTGTGGCGTGATTGCCAAGTACAATATTAACCTAACTAAACAGTATTGTAAAGTCACCTTAAATCATGTTAAGATAGCTGCATGAACACAAACGAAATTATCAACGTACTTGGCGGCACTTCTAAGGTGTCAAGACTATGCAGCGTAACACCTGCAAGCGTATCTCAATGGCGCAAGAAAGGCATCCCAGAGGATAGGATGATTTACCTTGCCGCAAGCCTTGAGCAAGCCACAAATGGTCAAGTCACACGCAAAAGCCTATTCCCTAATAACTGGCAAAATATTTGGGTAGAGTTGCGCTGATTCTGATAGACTAAAAGCGTGGGTATTGTGCTTTAGCAACGCAATTTTTAATGCAAGAACTCTGATCGTTTCCTTGGCAGGCTTCGCACCAGAGTTTAGTGTTTAATCTCCTATGGAATCGTGCTTTAATCGAAGCCCACACTTTACTTTTTAAGTCATTGGCTTTAAAATTCCTTCATATTGTCGGAATTGGAACGCCGATGAGAAAAGACCGTTTTATTCAATGTCCCGCCCCGTAAGGGGTTCAGCCTTAAAAAAGCTGCGTTCCAGAGGGGCATTGACTAAAGCGGTTTTTTTATTGCTCCCGTACTCCATACGATAACAAGCACCTAAATGGGTGGCGTGGAACGGAACATAGGCTAGTCATACACCCGACTGCAAGCCTCGCTGACTTAAATGGGTACAGCACAAGATACAGGGACATCGGTGGGACAAGACCTGTATTCGATTGAACATTCACTCTGTGTAGGACTGGTATCTGTTACTTAAATAGATATGGGTCAGGTAGGAAAGCAGTAGGAAACTACAGGCTATCCACCCTTGGGGAAGTTATGTCAAAAGAAAAGAAGATAAAAAATAAGTTTGCCTTTTTAAATAAATACATTTAAGATAGCTAAACACTACATTACAAAGGATGAACAATGAACTTTGATGACTTTTGGTCTAAATACCCTCGCAAGGTGGCTAAGAAAGCCGCTATGCAAGCGTTTGCCAAACTACCTATAGATGAACAGGAGTTAGCCGTTGACACGCTAGACACCCATTTGGAGTACTGGAAACTGAAAGAAACAGAATCCGACTTTATTCCGCATCCTGCTACTTGGCTTAATCAAGGTCGTTACTTTGATGAGTTAGAGTTAAAGCCAAAAGCCCCGAAAAAACCCGCATTGCCTTGGTACTCTACCGAACAAATGACGATGGACAAGGCAAGGGAGTTAGGCATGACACCCAGACCGGGCGAGGACATGGGACAATTTAGGGCAAGGATTGCCCAACGAATATCGGAAACAGCATGAAAAAGCCAACAGAGAAAATCAGTAAGTTTGACCGTCCAGAATACAAGCCTCCCAAACGCTTTGTAAGACCCGGCAGCATGGACGTACTAGCAGCACCAAGCAGAATACATAACACCTTGTTTTATCCAGATGGAACGACAACACATGACGATCAAGCACACAACAAAGATAATAGAAATCCTCGAAGATAAAAACGATTGGTTAAGCATTCGGCAGCTATCAGCGTTAAGCGGAATTGAAGAAGCTAACCTGCGTAACATCATGCGTCAAAAGTCGCTGATATATTTAGAACGAGGCGTATTTGACACTAAGCAACCTAATGGCGGTCGTTTTGTGCGAGTATTTAGAATCCCAAGAAGCACTCAATCATCCGCAGACGCACTAGCCCTTGCAAAGAAACATACAGGTATGTTTGGTCAACTATTTTGGTCAAGCACTAAGACGGTGGAGGCGGAAGAATGAAACGGGCAGCTTTAAGGTACGCTGAGATACTAGAAAAAGGCGCATGGGTCTCACACCAAGAGCAGGACGAAATAGCCAAGCTATTAAGAAAGTTAGTCGAAAATAAAGATTGGGTTGGGCTAGACAATAGCGACCTACAATACCAAACGCCACACGATGTAATCACCATGAGATACGCTGAAGCCCTGCTAAAGGCAAAAAACACATGACAGCATGGGGAAACACAACCGATAGAATATTGCTATTACTACAACAAGAGCCAATGACCAAGGCAGAGATATGCCGCAAGCTAGACCTTACACACGATCAAGTGGCAAGCGTACTGTCAAGGCTTAACAAGCGCAGTAAACAGCTGCCTAAGCGCATATATATAAGCGGACATACTAGACACGCAACATTGGGCAGAACGTACATACGCCCCGTATACGCATTAGGAAGCAGCAAAGATAAAAAGCCAAGTATTCAGCCATATACGCAGAAAGAACGCTCAGACCGCACTTATGCAAGATTAGTAGCCAGACGAAACAGTAGCGTATTCAGACAAACCATGACAAGACGAGAATTAAATGGACTTTGACCCACACGAAAGCATTAACTACATATACAAGAACGCACCTGAGTACGGCAAAGCTAAGGGACGGGTTGCAGAGTTAGAAGCCTATAAATCTAGCTTAAAGGCAATACTTATGAAACAATCCTATGAAACCGCTATCGGAGCGCAAGAACGTGAGGCTTACGCACATCCAGACTATCAAAACCTATGTAAGGCTATTGGGGAAGCTACAGAAGCGGCTGAAACGCTTAAATGGCGGCTAGAATCGGCAAGAATGAAGTTTGAAGCATATAAAGTGCAAGAATATAACAACCGTCAGTTGGACAAAATGGTAAAATAGCGTGTACGCAGCAACTACCTTTAGCGGGGGAAAAGACGATTCATCACCGTCCTGTTGCTGTACTTCTGTGATGACTTTGCCTAGATGGGGTAAATTATGTTAACTCAAGAACTTTTGCACAATTATTTTGAATACAAAGACGGCAAATTGCTGCGAAAAATTGTGTTTAATAATCGTAATAAATTACATGAAGAAGCAGGATGGGTTAAGTCAAACGGCTATAGATATGTGTCTATTTTAAGCAAAAGCCAACTTGTGCATAGAATGATTTATTTTATGTTTTACAACACTTTGCCTAAATATGTAGACCATATTGATGGCAATCCGTTAAACAATAAAATTGAAAATTTAAGAGCAGCTACAAACGCACAAAACAATTGGAACACTGGCATAAGAAAAACCAATACATCAGGCGTTAAAGGTGTTTATTGGGATAAAAAATACAATAGTTGGCACGCTCAATGCTTTGTTAATTATAAAAACCATTTTTTAGGCAGAGATGAAAATAGAGATGACGCTAAAATATCGGTACAAGAATTTAGATCAAAGCATCATGGCGAAGTTGCCAGACACCAATAACAAGCAAGCAACAGACACTTAGAAAGGATGACAACGTGAACGACTACAGCGCAGCATACCTAGAATTGAAGAAAGCCCAAGACGCATACTATAAACACACCTTAAAGCATGACTGGGAAAAGGCTATCACGATGGCTGAGAACATTTGTGATTGTGCGGAAGTACTGTTATTGCAGACATTAGCCCATGCAGACAAAGATTATGTGAAACCTAATGTACAGAAATAAGAAACTGTTAGAGGCTTGCCGACAATTACCTTGCCAACTATGCGAAATAGAGGACGGTACAGTAATAGCGGCACACTCTAACCAGTTACTAGACGGGAAGGGTAAAGGCATTAAGGCATCAGACTATCGGGTAGCCGCACTATGCTTTGCTTGTCATATGGATTTAGACCAAGGCAATAAGCTATCTAAAGAGCAGCGGCGGGAGTTTTGGGAAATGGCGCACAGAAAGACTATTGGCGAACTGTTTGAACGTGGGTTAATCGTATGTCCATAACCTTACAGCTACCCTTACCACCTAGCATGAATACATATTGGCGCAACTTTCGAGGTCGCACGGTATTAAGCAAAGGCGGCAGGGACTACAAGATAGCAATACAAGAATACGTTACTGTTAACAACCTACCTAAATTCGGTCAGGAACGCTTAGGAGCATCGATAACTATCTTCCCAAGGGATAAACGGATTATTGACCTAGATAACCGCCTAAAGGCTTTATTTGATAGCTTGCAAGACGCAGGACTATTTGATGACGACAGCCAGTTCGACCGTATATACATATGTCGAGGGATGATTAAAAAAGGCGGCGGTTGTACAATAACCATAAGCACCATAAAGGACTAATCATGGTAAACCCGTACTATAAGCAAGAAGCCAAAGTGTCGTTATCTATTCAAGATTTCATTATGACGATGCTGCATAGCCAGACTAACGCTCATATCTTGCACTTACAGTCACGCTCATACAGCGAACATAAAGCCTTACAAAGCTACTATAAGCACATAGACGGGTTGATTGATGATTATGTAGAGGCATACCAAGGCATATACGGCATTGTGGATAACTACCCCACAACCTACACCGCACCCACTAAGCCGCTTGAATACATGATTGGTCTGTCTGATTACCTTACCCAAGCCCGTCCATCCATACCCCAAAACAGTGAACTACTCAACATCCTAGACGAGATGGCAGCACTCATTGACCAGACTATATATAAGCTAAG